CACCCTTGATGCCGTCGAAGACACCGACGACAAGGAGCAACCATGAGCAAGAGCGCGAAACCGCGTATTTACAACCGCGCCGGCAAACGCGTCGAGGTCAAGGACAAGACTTGGTACGCCGTTCATGCCAGCGGCGAGTCCACCGAGCGAGTGATCGAAGTCTTTGTCTATGGCGAGATCGGCGCGTGGGGCATCACTGCCAATCAGTTCGTGCAGGATCTGCGCGCCATGGACGACGGTGTGTCGCCGGTGGTCGCCGCGTTTAACAGTATCGGCGGTGACCTGTTCGACGGGCTGGCCATGCACAACGCGCTGTCGCGGCTGGGCGAGCGCTGCACCGGCCGGATCGATGCACTGGCCGCGAGTGCGGCCAGTGTGGCCGTGTGCGGCGCACACCGCGTAGTAATCGCGGCCAACGCCATGTTGATGATTCACAACCCATACACCTATACAGGCGGTAGCGCTGAGGACTTCCGCCGGGTTGCTGATGTATTGGATCAGACCTTGGAGGCGATCATCGCGGCCTATAAGGCCAAGGCGCCCGACATTGATGACGCCGAACTGCGGCGAATGGTTGATGCTGAAACTTGGCTGACCGCCAACGAAGCGGTGGCTTTGGGGCTGGCCGATGAAGTGGGCGACGGCGTCAAGGTCAAAGCCTGTCTCGGTCAAGGCGCGGTGCTGCAACGATTCCAGAACGCACCGGCTGATTTGCTGGCCCAGCTCGACGAGCCACCTGAAGCGGATCCTGATCTTGATCCTGTCGATCCGCCGCTGGTGCCGCCAGTAGTCGACTCGGCCAAGTTGGCATTGATGGTCACTCAGCACTGCACGGCGGCGGGCATCAGCAACCTGGTCGAGCCGCTGCTCAAGTCAACCCAGCTTGAAAGCGAAGAGATCGTTTTAGCCGGTCTGGCGCGCGCCAAGGCGGTAAACGACCTCTGCGTGGCTGCGCGGCTGCCGGAATTCAGCGCCGAGTATGTCGCTGCAGGTCTGGACGAGGCGGCGGTGCGGGCGCGTCTGTTCGACAAGATTGTCACCAGCGGTAAGGGCTTTGAAATCGACAACAGTCTGCCGCTGGCGGACGACCTGGCGCCCAAGGTGCTGGCCAAACAACCTGACCCCAACTCGATTTGGGCTGCTCGCCAAGCGGCCCAAACTGGAACCGCGCAAAGCGCGAAAGGAGCAAGAGCATGACCATCAAACAGGAACCGATGCACGCGGGTGAATTCCTGCTGTCCGAAGGCGCCGGCAATATTTCGCGTGAAGCGATCAACGTCGCGGCCGGTCCAGAGTTGTGGCCCGGACAAATCCTCGGACTGGTGACCGCCTCCGGCGAATTCGCACCGTACGAACCGACGGCAGAGGACGGCACTGAAAACGCGGTCGCCATTCTGTACGGCCCGCTCGGTGAATCCGATGTGGTGCGTCGCGGTCGCGCCGTGGTGCGGTTGGCCGAGGTCAGCGAAGCGCACCTGACCGGTCTGGATCTGGCCGCCGAGAAAGCACTCGCCACCCATTTCGTGATCGTCCGCTAAGTCGATCCTTTTTTTGTATGCATCCCGCCGCGTGCGGGATTTTTCGTTTCTGGAGAGTACCCATGGCCGATATCGCCATTTTTGAAGACGAAGCGTTTACCGTTACCTCGCTGACCGCTGCACTCAATGATCAACCCTACCTGCCGGGCCGCATCAGCGCCTTGGGCCTGTTCCGCGAGGAGGGCATTACCACCCTGACCGTGCAGATTGAAAAGGACGGTGACACCCTGGCACTGGTGCCGGCCGGTGAGCGCGGTGGTTCTGGCCTGGTGGTTGCAGCGAGCAAGCGCAACCTGATCCCGTTCAACACCGTGCACCTGCCGGAGCGCTTCACCATAAAGGCGGACGAGATCCAAGGCATCCGCGCCTTCGGCACTCGGACCGAGCTGCAGGCGGTACAGGACGTGGTCAATGCACGCCTTGCAAAGGCGCGTCGTCAGCTGGACGCAACCCATGAGTTCCAGCGCATGGGTGCCCTCAATGGCCTGATCCTTGATGCCGATGGCCAAACCCCGCTGTTGGACATCTATGCGGCCTTCGGTGTGCAGCGTCAGAAGATGTCCATGGGGCTGACTGAGGCCGGTACCGAGTTGCGGGTTAAGTGCGGTGAGGCGCTGGACATGCAGGAGGACGCGCTGGGCAGCGTGACCAGTACCGGTTCGCGCGCTTTCTGCGGCAAGAACTTCTGGAACAAGCTGATCGTTCACAAGTCGGTCAAAGAGACCTACCTCAACAGTCAGCAAGCGGCAGCGCTGCGTGGTGACGCCCGGGAAAGTTTCGAGTTCGGCGGCATCATCTGGGAGCGTTACCGTGGCAAGGTCGCCGGCGTTTCCTTCGTCCATGACGACAAGGCGCTGCTGGTTCCGGAAGGCGTGCCCGATCTGTACATCTCGGTGTTTGCACCGGCCGACTACATGGAGACGGTCAACACTCAAGGGATCCCGTACTACAGCATGATCGAGCCGCTGCCTTTCAACAAAGGCATGGCCGGTGAAGCTCAGTCCAACCCGCTGCACCTGTGCACTCGACCGCGCGCCCAGATCCTGCTGGAACTCTGACCGTGGGCTTTCGCGATCTGATCGCCGAGGTCGACGCGGTGGTGTTCGAAACGCTGGGCGACACCGCACGGATCGAGGGTCGCGAAGAGCCAGTGCTCGGCATGTTTGCCGCGCCCTGGCTGCAACCCAAGTTCGGCAAGCTCAACACCGGGTTGCGTGAGCCTCGTTTCGAGATCCGCGTCAGCGATTCGCAAGGTCTTGAACAGGGCATGTTGGTCAGCGTTGACCTGCCTGCCTTGGATGGCGGCGGTGACTACGATCTGATCCAGCTCGAACCGAGCGGTGACGGGCTGGTCGCCCTGATTCTGAGGTTGCGGCCATGAGCGTCGGCAGCTATTTCAAACCCTCGGCCGGGGGCGGGATGATCTCTATCCAGTCCTCGGCCGCAGATTTTCAGGCGTTCCAGGACTTTGCCAAGGTGGTGCCGAAAGCGGCCGCTGCGGCGCATCGACGCGCAATCAACAAGACGTTGGGCTGGTTGCGCACGCACATTGCCCGAGCCGTCAGCCGGTCAGAGCGCATTGCTGTTGCAGCGGTGCGTCAGCGGTTGCGCAGCTATCCGGTTTCCGGCGGTGCCGCGAGCGGCAAACTGTGGTTCGGTTTGAACGCCATCGAATCCAGCCGGATCGGCCGGGCGCGGCAGACCGGGAGCGGTGTGTCGGTGGCGGGGCGGCGTTATGAAGGTGCCTTTCTCAAGAAGGTCTACGGCAACAAACCCGACATCTGGATCCGCACAGCCAGCAAGCATTTCAACGGAGACGACTACCCGGACAGCACGGTGTCCCCCGGTCGCGGGCCGAGTTCGGGTTGGGTCGCTGAAAACGGTAGTCGTTTCCCGCTGGCCAAGGCCAAGGTGTCGCTGGAGCAAGCCCGGCCGCATTTCGACAGTTGGGTCAAAAAGGCAGATGAGCGTCTGCTGGAGATTCTCAAGCAGGAACTCAACTTTGAGCTGCAGAAGTACCTTAAGAGGATCGGCAATGTCTGAAGAACCGTTCAGCCTGGACCAGTTTTATCGGGCGGTAGAACAGCATCTGCGTACCCACTTGCCTGGCGTGCAAACCGTCACAGCCTGGCCAGACATTAAGGATCGCGTGTTGCTGCCAGCGGTGTTTCTGGAGGTGGCCGAGATCGAGCCGGGTAAAGATATCGGCACCGGCGAAACCTCGCTGGTGTGCAAGTTCGAGGCTCGGATCATTGTTGACCCGATCAAGGCGCACCATCATCAACAGGCCGTGCAACTGGCGACGCAGTTGGCGGTGTTGCTGCGTTCGCAGACGTGGGGGTTGGCAGTTGAACCCGCCGAGTTTGTGCAATCGCTGCAGGACTGGACCCAGCCGCACCTGGATGGATACACGGTGTGGCTGGTGGAGTGGACTCAGCAGGTTTATCTCGGCCCGGAGGAATGGCTCTGGCCTGACGAGCGGCCGGGCACGTTGCTCATTGGATTCAACAACGACGCCAAAGAGGACTTTGTCCCTGCGGAGGATGTGTGAGCAGCTACGCGAGCGCCCAGCATGACCGCATGATCGCAGGGGCGGTAAAGGCTTGCTACGTGGTAGCGGTGGATCTGTCCGCTTCGCCGCCGGTGTGTCGCGTGTCGGATGGCAGTGAATGGGTCAGCGCCTGGGTGCGGTGGCACAGCATCGCGGCGGGCAAGGCCAGGCACTGGCGGGCGCCGTCTTTGGGCGAGCAGGGCAGTTTGATCAGTCCCAGCGGTGACGTGTCACAAGGCACGTTTGTCCCGGGCTTGTATGGCAATGCCGGACCGCCGCCAGATAACCGCGACCATGTCGAGGTCTGGCGTTTTGATGATGGCGGCTCTCTGGTCTACGACTGGCAGGCCAAGAGTTACAGCATCACGCTGCCGAGCGGCACGGTCACCATCAAAGTGGCGAGCACGGAAGCGGTTGTAACCGATAGCGCCGTGAGCGTGACCACCGGCAACATCAATCTGAAAGCGGCGGTGATGATCGACGGCGCGCTGCACGTTACCAAGGGCATCACCAGCGCCGGCGCAATCATTGATGCCACCGGCAACAGCAATCACCACACGCATTAATTTCAACTCACCATAGCCCGTCCAGTGCGGGCTTTTTCATGCATGGAGAACCACATGGCCAAGATCGATACGACCTCAACCGATGCGCAAGCGTCCTCGGAACCGGCATTGTCATCCTCAACTTACTCATCGCCTGAGTCCTTGAAATTCCGCGACAAGCTCTTCACGTCGCGACTAGTGATCGTGCCCGGTACTGACCGTTCCTATCCGGTGGAGAAGGCGACGGTCGTGGTGCCGGCCTCCGACATCGAGGCGGTCAAGTTCCTGAAAGCCAGCGAAGAATACGAGCCGTTCAAGGAGTGACATCGATGATCGGAATGGATCGCCAGACCGGCCTACCCATATCCGGCATCGAGCACCTGCGGCAATCCATTGCCGACATCTTGAGCACGCCGCTGGGCAGTCGCCGGCACCGCATGGAGTACGGCAGCAAGCTGCGGCGGTTTGTCGATTTGCCCGTTAACGAGGGCTGGAAAAGCGCCGTACAGGCTGAGGTCGCCCGCGCTTTGGAGCGCTGGGAGCCACGTTTGAAGCTCGACCAGGTGAGTGTCCTCTCCGTCATTGGTGGGCAAATCAATCTGCAAATCGTCGGAAAGTACCTGGGCGACGGCGTCACGTTGGAGGTGGCTGCATGAGTACCGTTGATCTGTCGTCGCTGCCGGCGCCGACCGTGCTGGA